GGATACGTCACCCTGGCCTTTGGCTTGAGGCTGAGGACCCCTCTTCTGAAGCAGGTAGTGCTGAACACCAGCAAGACGCCCTACGAGGCTGCTGCTGAAGGCAGGACCGCTGGCAACGCACTGGGACAGTCCTGGTGCATGTTGAACTCCCGAGCTTGGTCAGGCTTCATGAAAACTGTGAGGAAGGGCAAACACAGACTCGACATCAAGCCCTGTGCTCAGATACATGATGCGGGCTACGCTTTGATTCGGGACGACATGGAGGTTCTGACCTACACGAACCACTATCTTCCCATCGAAGTCAGCTGGCAGAACGATCCCTTGATCGCCAACGAACACATCAAGATGAGTGGCAGCCTTGCCATCTTCTACCCGAACTGGTCGAAGTCATTCGACATCCCGAATGGTGCTGGAGAGGAAGTCATCAAGCCTCTCATCAAGAAGCATCTGAAGTCTCTGGAACCGAAGCCATGAAGAGGAACCAGTCCCTACAGCAGCTCTTCTGGATGAAGAATGTCCTGCTCAACCAAGGAGTAAACTGCGTCTACCTGTCAGAAAATGTGGAAGCTTCTCGATACCACATGAAGCTCATGGCTTGGCTGTTCAGGTTCGATTACTTCAGCATCGACCAGTATGTGATCCGTTACCCAGAAGCGACGCTGTATTTCAAGCACGCTTCTAACCCACCCCACACTCTTCGTGGTTACAAGGCTCGGATCATCGCAGACCACAACGCCTTTAGGGCAAGAAACCCAGACGTCCAGGAATTCCTGGATCTCATCTACCACTCTCGGAGGTATGAACACCCATGAAGATCACCAATGACAAAGCCATCGACTTGCCTCTTGCAGTCTGGCTGCTCCAAGAAGGCTACAAGAGCGGTGCTGAAGATGCTCCTGCTGGTGAGTTGATCTCTGTCACGTCGGTCATGAAACCGACTCGTCAGATGATCCTCAGCCGCAAGGTGGACAAGAGCCAGGAAACCCTGGATGTCTCTGAGCTGGTGGCTTCCCGTATGGGCCACAGCCTTCATGACTCCATCGAGAGAGCCTGGACCGAAGGCAACTGGCAGAAAGCCATGAGGGATCTCCACTACCCTCAGTCGATCATCGACAAGATCCGGATCAATCCCAAGATCGGTGAGCCTGTCGAACCTGGAACCATTCCAATCTACCTGGAACAGCGTGTGTTCAAGGAAGTCGATGGGATTGTTCTGACTGGTCAGATCGACTTTCTGATCGGCAACAGCTATCGGGACTTCAAGTCCACTTCGACCTATGCCTGGACCTCTGGATCCAAGGACGAAGACTACATCCTTCAGGGATCTCTCTACCGGTATCTGCTGCCGGATCTGATCACTGATGATGTGATGCGGATCGAGTTCATCTTCACCGACTGGGCTTCCTACAGAGCCAAGGTGGACAAGAACTATCCTCAGGCTCGTGTGGCTCATCGTGAGTTCAAGCTCATGAGTCTGAAAGACACCGAGACCTGGCTCCTGAACAAGCTGGCTGAGATCAGGAAGAATGCCAAGCTTGACCAGTCGAAGATGATCCAGTGCAACGACAAGCAGCTCTGGAGAGGCGACGACGAGTTCAAGTATTACGCCAAGGATGAGACCTACAAGGCCGGTGGTCGATGCACCAAACGCTTCGACAAAGCCAGTGATGCCGAACTCCATCGGCTGAACCAAGGCAAAGGCATTGTGGTCAAGTTTCCGGGTCAACCGAAAGCCTGTCTCTACTGCTCTGCCTTCACGATCTGTGAGCAACGGAAGAACTACTTCCTTGACGACGGATCTCCCCGGTAACCCATTCACGACGAAAGGACTTTCACCGTGACTTCCAAGATCTTTGATCTGGAGGTGCTGAAAAGCACTCCTCACCATCCAGCCATGAGTGAACTGGTTGATCTCCTGTGCCACCGCACAGGCAACGTCAACCGGGACTTCTTTCAGGCTGAGGTGGCATACTTCCTGGGGCTGATCCCCAGTTCGATGAGATGCACCATCGACAGTGCTGAGCGGGGCAAGATCCCGGTCAACATCTATTCCATTGCCTTGGCCACATCAGGCTTTGGCAAGGGCCATTCTGTGAGTCTGATGGAAGATGTGGTGTCAGACTTCCGTGAGACCTTCATGCGGACGACCTTTCCGTTCATCGCCGAGAAGTCCATGTTCGATCTGGCCAAAGACCTTGCTGCTGCCAAGAACAGTGACGAGGCTGAAGAACGCAAGATCCTGGAAGCTGACTTCAAACGTCAGGGCCACAACCCGTTCATCTTCGACTCGGGCACTGGTCCTGCTGTGAAGCAGCTTCGCTACAAGCTGCTGCTGGCTCGTGCTGGATCCATCAACTTCCAGATGGACGAGATCGGTTCCAACCTGACCGGTCAGACCGAGATCATCAACATGCTTCTGGAGCTGTATGACCTCGGTCGGATCAAGACCAAGCTGGTCAAGAACACTGCGGAAAACGAACGTGGCATCGACATCCATGGATCGACTCCTGCCAACATGCTGATGTTCGGCACCACTTCCAAGCTCTTCGACGGAGCCAAGACTGAGGAAGACTTCTACAGCTTCCTGGAGATCGGCTATGCTCGTCGGTGCTTCTTCGGCCTTGGAAAGCCTGAAGTCTTCCATGCCACAGTGAACCCTGAGGATGTCTACAACGGTCTGGTCTCCCAGAACCGTTCATCCAATCTGGTCAAGTGGCGGAAGTTTCTGGCTGGAATGGCTGACCCCAAGCACTACGGCAAGAAGCTGACAGTCCCCAAGGAAGTCGGCGTCAAGCTGGTCTCCTATCGACTCTTCTGTGAAGGTCTGGCCAATGCCATGCCTGAGCATGAAGTGATCCGCAAAGCCGAGATCAGCCATCGCTACTTCAAGGGCCTCAAGCTGGCTGGTGTCTATGCCTTCCTGGATGGGAATGCAGGGATCACCATGGACAACCTGCTTCAGGGTCTCAAGGTCGCTGAGGAGTCAGGCCAGAGCTTCCAACAGCTGCTGAAGCGTGAGAGAAACTTCGTCCGTCTGGCGAAGTATATCGCTGCGACTGAAGGGGATCTGACCCATGCTGATCTGGTTGAAGATCTGCCCTACTATCCCACGTCCACCGGTCCCCGTAAGGAGATCATGGACCTGGCCATGGCCTGGGGTGTGAGCAACCATGTGGTCATCAAGAAGACAGCCATTTCTGGTGTGGAATTCTTCACTGGATCCACCCTGAAAGAGACTGATCTGAACAAGATGATGTTCAGCTTCTCTGACCATTTCGCCCAGAACTACACCCCGGAAACCAGACCCTTCAACAAGCTGCCTCAGCTTTTGAAAGCACCGGGAATGCACTGGTGCAACCACCACTTCGAAGACCAGCACAGGGTCGATGAGAAGGTCATCGAAGGCTTCAACATGATCGTGGTTGACGTCGATGGCTCCATCTCTCTGGATGCAGTCCATGATCTGATGAAGGAGTTCACCTACATCACAGCCACAACCAAGCGTCACACTGACCAAGTGAACCGCTTCCGGCTGATCATGCCGACCAACTATGTCCTCCACCTCGACAAGGCAGACTACAGGGAATTCATGAACAGCCTTCTCCTCTGGCTGCCCTTCAAGTCTGACGACTCCGCGAACCAGCGGAACAAGAAGTGGATGACCAATCCGGATGCAATCGTCAAAGTGCATCCCGGAACCAGTCTGGTCAACGTTCTGCCCTTCATTCCGAAGACCAGGCTGAACACCGAATACCGAGCATCTGTCGTGGATCTCGGACGACTGGATCACCTGGAACGCTGGTTCCTGGCACACATGGACGAAGGCAACCGGAACCAGAATCTCCACCGGTTTGCCATGATGCTCATGGATGCCGGTCTCAGCTATCCGGAGATCTCCCACAAGGTCATGCTTCTCAACGACCAGTCCCCTTCACCCCTGAAGAAGGACGAGATCCAGACCACCATCCTGAAATCCTTGGGCCAGAAGATGGCCAAGAAGTGAGGTAAACCATGAGTGGTGAAAACCCGAAAAGCCTTCTGATCGCAGGTGAGTCAGGAGCAGGCAAGTCCTTCTCCCTGATGAACATGCGTGGTCAGGAAGGCGTGCTATACTTGAACTGCGAGAGCGGTAAGCCCTTGCCGTTCAAGAACAAATTCAAGCGGATGCAGATCGACGATCCGCTTGAGATCTTCGGCCTCTATCAGAAGCTCATTGACACACCGGGCAACCGGTTTCATACCGTCGTGATCGACACGGTGAGCTTCATGATGGAGCGATACGAAGCAGTCCATGTCCACAATGCCGCCAACACCATGAAGGCTTGGGGAGACTATGGCTCCTTCTTCCGCACGCTGATGTATGACTACATCGGCAAGTGTGAAGCCAATACCATCTGTCTGGGTCACCTGGATGCTGAACTCCAGGAAGAGACTGGCCAGATGAAATACAGTGTTCCCGTCAAGGGTGCCCTGAAGAAGAATGGGCTGGAAGCCTACTTCACCACCGTCCTGGTGGCGAAGAAGATGAAGCTCAAAGACATCTCGAAGGACGGTGGGCCGAACTCTCTGCTCAACATCACACCCCGTGATGAGGAGCTGGGCTTCAAGCACGTCTTCCAGACGAGAACCACCAGACAGACAGTTGGGGACAGGATCCGTTCTCCCTTCGGTCTGTTCACCGACGACGAGACGTATATCGACAACGATGCACAGAACGTCATCGACCGACTGGTTCAGTATTACGCTCCCTGAACCGACAACCTGAAAGAAGAAGAGGAAAACCCATGAGCAATGGAAACGTCTTTGCGGGCAAGAAGCTCGCCAAAGAAGATGCAATCGACACCGACTACGTTGGTGGCGGTGGCCTGTTCGACAGCGACATCTATCTCGCCAAGATCAAGACTGCTTTCACCGGAAAGGCAGCGAACTCCGAGGCCCGCAACATCACGTTGCTTCTCGACGTCGGTGGACGGGAACTCCGTTCGCAGATC